AATTCAAGATCTACAACTTTTAGTAAATTATCAAAAACCTATTTTTCATGATGTTGATGACATCTATACTTATAATATCATTAAATCAAAATTAAAATAATTCATTCTCTTCTTGATGCACAGACCCCACTATAAATCCGAATATATATATAAATATATTCGCAATGTATTTAAATGTATTAAATATATATGTTATCCAATCATTAATATTATCTAATATATAATTTATTGCATTTAAAAATCTCAATAAAAAATCATTGAAATTAGCTACAATATATCCTATTAATGAAAGGAAAAATAATATTGCATTTACAAGTGTTTTTAGAGACCATATGAATAAATCGTAAAATAATGAAAATAATTTAAATAACGGCGCCAATTCTTTTAGTAATTCTCCAAAAATTTCCCACAATTTTTTAAATATTCCCCATAATGTAGCAAATATCTCTCCTAATGACTTGAAAATTTCTATAAGAACTTCAAAAGGTCCCATTATTTTTAATATAGATTATTATATAAGAAATGGAACAAAAAAAATTTACTTTTAATATTTTTGCTTTCCTAATTGCGTTTTCATTAGGTATTTTATTCGTTTATTTATCTGCACCTAAACCGCGCCTTATAATTAAATATCCAACGCCTTATAATGCAGATAAAATTGTTTATAGAAATGAAAATGATATATGTTATAAATATAAAGTAAATGAAGTTAAGTGCACTGATAATTCGATCGAACAACCAATTATATAATTAATTATCTTATATTATTAGATTATGTTAAATATTAAAGATATTATAAATAGATTATTTTATACATATGTTGGACAAATATTTATAAGTGCTCTTTTAGGACTATCGTTAGCTCTATTATTTAGAAGAGTTTGCAAAGAAAATTGTGTTATTTATATTGCACCTAATCATCAAGAAATAGAAGGCAAAGTTTTTAAATTAGAAGATACTTGCTATTCATATTCGACTACCACTGTTAAATGCAACGATAAATCAATCAATTCTTATCAAGGTTCCAGAACCCCAGACAATCAAATCACCGAACAAGGTTTTTTTTCTAAATTATTTGCGTAATTTTATTTTTTTATTTTTATTCATATTTAGTAATTATATAAAAATGAATATGACAACAAGTCTTGATAATATCCCATTGAAAATGAATGACGCAAATATAGACGATAAAGATGATCCCATGGTAAAAGATATTTTAAATGAATTTCAACAAGAACTTGAAATAAATACGCGCACACCTCCGCCTCCCGTTGATAATTATCAGGTTAATTATACACCCCCACAAAAACCAGTTGATTATAATATTCCTAAAAATGTACCCATGCGAAAATCTCAATCTTTTTATAATGAAGATTACATAAAAAAAACTGCCATTATTATCGTCACTGTCGCGCTCATATTTTCTCCAATCGTTTTTAATATTGTAATGGAAAATATTCCAAGTTATATTTCATCAAATATAGAAAAATTTAATTACTATTTTAAATTATTAATTTCATTTTTAACCATTTATATTATGTTCTATTATAAATTATTATAATGTTCATTCATTATTTTTTTATCATATGCCGAATAATGGACTAGATCAGAGTTTAATCCCTGAATACCATATGTATTATCACTATTCTTAATTTCCGTATAATAATTCTTTTCATCATATATATTCGTTTGTGCTTTTAATAATAATTCTTCTGATATATATGGCATTTCCACGCAATTATCTTTCTTATTTACGGTTGTATAATGTTCGGTTATGGGCTGTATTTTCGAATTCGGTTTAGGCATCGTATCCCCTACAAAACTATCGATTTCATTCGTGTTAAATGAACTATATGCTCTTATTAATGGATCGTTGGATTTCACAGTTGTATCCGTTTTATTATTGGTATTTATCATTTTCTGATAATATTTAAAATATATTATTAAAAATATACAACCTAATAAAAATCCTATGATCTCATCTACAGCTATTATTATGAATATTATTAATATCGCTATGATTAATTGATTTACTTGCGTGTTTAATATTATTGGCACATTTACATCAAATATTATAACTAATACTAATATTACGATAAATAATAAACGAAATATATCTAATAACATTCTATTATAAAATACATATAAAATTAATTTCCATTTATAATAATTGACAAACTTCATGGAAACTTATTTATCTAATCGTGGTTATAGTATTAATAAAAATGAAAATAACAAAAAAATTATTAAAGATGTTATGAAAGAATTAACGGTTTCGCCTGCAGTTATGCCCAATAATTCTTATAATATAATTGCCAAAGAATATCCCATTTATCTCGAAAGTGATCATAAAATATATCTTCCTAAATGCTATGGGCTACAAAAATTTGGTATTCCAACGAAAGATAATTTACACAGTGGTCTCGATTGTCCTAATTTAGTTTTTAATGGTACTTTGCGCAATATTCAGAAAATACCCATCGATAATTATATAAATGCCGCCAAAGATCCTAAACAACTGGGCGGTATTATTAGTGTTCCGTGTGGTTTCGGTAAAACTATTATGGCTATTTATATTGCATGTTTCTTTAAAAAAAAGACTTTATTTATCTCCCATAAAGATTTCTTAAATGAACAATTTATCAATAGTATTAAAGATTTTGTTCCCAATGCACAAATTGGCAAAATTAAACAAAATAAAATCGATATTGACAATAAAGATATCGTTATTGCTACTTTACAATCTCTCGCATTGAGAGATTATGATAGTGCTATTTTTAAAGATTTTGGTTTAGTTATTATTGACGAATGTCATCATATTGCATCTGAAGTATTTTCAAGAGCATTTAGAAAAATGAATATTCGATTGACCTTGGGATTATCCGCTACTTTAAATAGAAAAGATGGTCTTCGCAAAGTTTTTGAATGGTATCTTGGAAAATCAGTATATACTTATAAACATGATAAATCAACAAGTGATATGATCGTTCAAGTTCATAAATATTTCTCACCATCACACGAATATAGTTATATTAAAACTTTTTATAATGGACAACCGAATTTATGTTCTTGTATTAATAATATCTGCAACTTTAAACCTCGAACATTGTTGATTATTGATATATTGAAATCGATTTTAAAAAATGAACCAAATCGGAAAATTCTAATTTTATCTGAAAGAAAAAAACAATTAAAAGATATTGAAGATTTAATTGAAAACAATAAAATTGCTAGTTATGGTTATTATATTGGTAGTATGAAAATAACTGATTTAGATATTTCTGCAACAAAACAAATAATTTTAGCTACATATCAAATGAGTAGCGAAGGTCTAAATATTCCCACTTTAAATACATTGATATTAGCTAGTCCTATTAGCGATATTCAACAATCCGTAGGAAGAATTTTAAGAGAAAAAAAAGAAGATAGAAAATATATTCCGCTGTGTATCGATATTTATGATGAATTATCTGTTTTTAAAAATAAAGGCTATAAGAGACTTCATTATTATAAAAAAAACGGATATTTAATTAAAAATTATATTGAAAATATTTTCGCTGATAATAATAATTCCTCCGGCGAAGAAAAAAATAAAAAAGCAGATATTACTTGTTTCATCAACGATGATTAAATATAAAAAACCTTATTATAATTTAGATAATATGGATACTTTGTTTTTATTGTTTTTAATCGTTGTTCTAATTTTAATCATTGCTTTCTATTTTACTGTTGTCAATATAAATTATACTACTCATGATATTAATATCAATGGAAATGGCAATGGCAATGCTATTGCTAATAAAAAGAATGACGAAATTGCTATTGATACCGCCGGATATAAAAATGAATTGATGTATAAATCGGAAAATATCAAAGATGGCGATTATGCCGCACAATTTAAACCGATTGCAACCGAAATAAAACCTAAAGTTAATAATCAAGATCCCAATTGTTCTTATGGTGATTTGCCTTTTGCAAATGTAAATGTCAATTATCTTTTAACTAATTGTTAGTTTGCTCTTCTATTGTTTTTACATTTATTGTGTTATTTACAATATCTAAATATTGATATTTATCTGTTCCGAATGCTCTTGATAAACCCGTATCACAATACCATATTTGTTTGTCATATAATACTATGTGATCCAATGCGGTATGACCAAGGAACATATATGAAACATTTAATTCTTTAAATAGCTCTGCAGTTTCATTTGCATTATTTAAATTTCTATTCCATAAAATACCTTGCGAACCTAATATTATTTTATCTAATATCTCTTTATCCTCTATATTAATTTTATTGTTTTCAAGATAGTTCTTCCAAATATAATTAATATAATATATATCTTTATTGTGTTTTTTTAATATTTGCAAATGATGTATATCTAGTTTTGCATGGCAAAATAATAAGTCCTTTATTTTTACTATTAATGGTCGTTTCGCTAATATTAATGCTAAAGATCCTTGTGGTTTAAATAAATCCCTCCTTATTTCATTTGTACTATTTTTAGATACATATGAAAAATCTCCTATAATATTCATCAATTCATGATTTCCTATTAATGATATACAATAACCACCCTTAACTCTCGCAATATTATTTAAATGTTCCGTAAAATATATCATTTCATAATCATTTAATACTTCCCAATTTTCATTCGTATTCCTATTTAAACTATCTATCTGATCCCCCAATTGTACAATTATAGTTTCTGGCGGTTCAGCTATCCATTCGAAATTGTTATTTATAACTTTGCTATTAATTAAAATCTCCTTAAATCTTTTTATATCACCATGAACATCCCCAATAACAATTATTCTATTGGCATTATTTAAATCATTAATATAATTGTTAAACATCATTAATTTTATAATTTATTTTTTTTCAATTATTTCTAATAAAAGTTGTTGCATTTTATTTTTATTAACTTGTATCTTTATTATACTAATATTAGTTTTACTTCCAATTTTTAATAAGTATACAATACCATTTTTTTCTGTTGTATTCATTTCATAGTTGTTGTAATATGAATCTATACTAATATTGGTGAGTTTTCTATCGTTTATAATAAAATGTAGCAATGATATTAAATTTGCATTAATTTTAAAATCATCGACCAATAACTTGCTATAAATTGTATTAGCGCTTAATTTTTCTATAAGAAATGACTTAATTACTTCTTCTATCATATCTTTTTTATCATATTGATGAGGAATAAAAACTAAATGGTTATCGGTTTTTGATAATTTATTTAATATTTTTCCTGATGCATTTGGAGAATAATATTGATTTAAATGAGCTCCTTCTCTTATAAGTTTATCTCCGTCATCAATAGGATCTGTAGTACCACCTGATATAAATATTGTTGATGATATTTTAGAAAATAATAGTTCTTGTGCAAATTCGTCTAAGTTCTCATAAAATCCACATGAACCATTTATTACTAAGGATATAGATTCATATTTTCCTATTATTGACTCAAAATAATCGCCAGTTTTTGAAAGCATGTTATATAATTTATCTTGGTCTTTTACTTGATGATATGTATATATATCTTTAAAATAGTCTTTTTTATTAAATGGTAATGGGATTGCACTTTTTTCATATTCAATTAAATAGTCAATATTTTTGACTTTATTTTTATTAGTGAATTCATTTACAGTGCCACGTATTATATATAAATTTGGATTTGCTTCTGGTTTTTCTCCATAATAATGCATTGCATCATTAAATAGTTTTTTAATTAACGCAGCATGTTGTGCCATTATATGCGCAGAAATAGCAATATTTGATTCGATATTTTTTTCATATTCGTTATCTTCAGTTTCTTCTTCATTTGATATTTCCAATATTCCACACGGCTCTGGTAATATTACCATTAAATCAAGGTTATATGCTATACAATGTATTGTTGCGAAAAAAATAGATATATAACTATTAATGTCATCAATTGTGTAAAATATAATTAATAATTTTTCATTTAAAACAATTGACTCTTCTTGTTCTTCTTCTTCTTTTAATATTTGAGCAAATATTTCATCTTTCATTTTAATATTTTTTTCTATTTTTTTCAGTTCTTCTTCTAATTCATCGGCGACGGGTTGGGACATATCTACCACTTTGCTATTTATTATTTTACTTAACTCATCATTGATATCTTTATTATCTTTAATAGGTTCCGTGTATTTTAAATACGATTTTGCTTTATTTTTTATTTTTATAATAGTTGCTTCAGGATGAGGAAGAGGAGGAGGAGAATCTTCCGCATTAACAGTATTATCAGCACCAGTACGACGAGCAGCAATACGAGCAGCACTAGCAGCAGCAATACGAGCAGCACTAGCAGCAGCGGCAGGAGGAGGAAGAGCAGCACCAGCAGCACCATCGGCAGGAGGAGGAAGAGCAGCACCATCATCAGCACCCGCAGGAACAGTACGACCAGCAGCACCAGCAGCACCATCGGCAGGAGGAGGAAGAGCAGCACCATCGGCACCATCAGCAGGATCATCAGTATCATCAGCAACACTGTCAGCATCACCCTCATATTTTTCATCTCCTAAATTGCTTTGAGCTTTTCCAGATTTTTCTACACTTCTCTTGCGGGTGCGATTTTCACTTTCACTTTCATTATCACTATCACTCTCACTATCGTCATCATTTACAACACCATGTGCTGAGTCAATATCATCATTTAAATAAGGTGGTAACTGTTCAGTCTTTAAATTAGATACAATTCTACGAAAATTAATTAGAGCTTTTTCCTGCTGTTCGGAATAATTATCGGTTGTATCTTCATTTTTATTAGCATCTTTAAGATAACTTTTACGTAATACAATTTCGGTAATATTTGTATTAGTAAAATCATATAAAACAAATGAAGCAAATACTAATGCACAATGGGCATATATAAGAGCATTTCTACTTGTATTTACATCTGTCATTAATGATATTATCGATTCAGCAGTAGATCTATTATTTTCAGCAATATCATAAATATCTTGGTTTTTTAAAGCAGCAGGTTTATCCTCATCGACCGCATGTTTTAAACTTAATATAAGCTCATATAATCTATTTACACTTTTTATAATATTATAAACAGCGAGATTCGCATGTGCAATAGCATCATCAATACTATTTTTAGTTTTAGCACGTTTAGCAGCAAACTGTGCGATAACTGCAGATGTGGTATATTCCTTAGCTTTATCGAAATGACTAATAATATTATTAAGAGCAGAAGCAGAAGCAGGAGTAGGAGCAGAAGCAGAAGCAGGAGCAGAAGCAGGAGTAGGAGCAGAAGCAGAAGC